TTCGAACCTGCTGACATTGTACGAAGCGATTTTGTTAAGAAATATATCATAGCTAAAACAGATTTGGGATTATGAAGGCAGTTTTAAGTAATAGAATATTTATGGACTGTACGCCAGAATTGCAGCAGTCCATAGATAAAGAGTTGACCTATAAAATACCTTCTTGGAGTCCTGAAGAACCTCCTCAAGTTATTAAAAACATGGGGATAATTAAAAAGGGATTAATCACCATTCCGATAGGAAGAACTGACTTAATTCCTGAAGGCTATGAAATAGTTGATAAGCGTCTAGAAATAGAAGCAGACTTCCCGAAGTTCAAATTTGAGCTTCGGGAAAGTCAACAAGCAGTGTACGATGAGATAGAAGATAATGCCATTATTAACGCTTGGGTAAGTTGGGGCAAAACCTTTACGGGGTTGGCCATAGCAGGAAAACTAGGGCTAAAAACACTCATCGTAACACATACAGTTGCACTGAGAAATCAGTGGGCAAAAGAAGTAAAGAAAGTCTATGGATTTGAACCTGCGATCATAGGAAGTGGAAAGTTTGAACTAGACAAACCTATAGTTGTAGGCAACACCCAGACACTGTACCGAAATATGGACAAGATTCGCAAGGAATTCGGGACAATCATCTTAGATGAAATGCATCATGTAAGCAGCCCAACTTTTTCCAGAATCTTGGACATAAGCCATGCTAGGTACAAGATAGGATTATCAGGAACTATCGAAAGAAAAGACGGAAAGCACGTAGTTTTCCGCGATTACTTTAGCTCTAAGGTATTTAAGCCACCAAAAGAAAATTTTATGACTCCTACGATACACATTGTAAAGTCGGACATACGATTTTTAGATGGAGCAAGAACTCCTTGGGCGAACAGAGTGACACATCTTGCAAACAACGAAGAATATCGTCACACTATAGCAATGCTGGCAGCAGCATACGCTCACAGAGGGCATAAAGTCCTTGTAGTAAGTGACAGGGTGGGCTTTTTAAGGAGTTGCGCCGAACTGACAGGAGAAAAAGCAATTTGTGTTACGGGCGAGGTAGCGCATGAGGACAGAGAAACGCTTGTGGATGAAATTTTGTATGGAGACAAGAATGTGCTATACGGAACTCAAGCAATTTTCTCTGAAGGCATCTCAGTAAACAATCTAAGTTGTCTAATTTTAGGTACTCCTATAAATAATGAGCCTCTACTGACACAGCTTATAGGAAGAGTTATAAGACTGCAAGAAGGTAAAATTTCTCCAGTAGTAGTAGATATACATTTGAAAGGGAATACAGCCAACAGGCAGGCTTCTAATAGAATAGGCTACTACATGAAGCAAGGCTATAAGATAACTCAGCTTTAAAAAATAGTTCTTGACAAAAAGGTAAATCTTTAGTATAATATGTTATTATTCAACTGGAAAAAGATATACGATGCAGCGGGAGGTTCTAGTACAGAGGCTTTTCGCATATTCGAGATGCTTACAAAAAATAAAATACCAAACAATAGGTATGATAAAATATATAAGTATCGTAATACAGACTTTAGTGGACGCAGTTTTTTACTTCACCCAGATGTGTTGTTATTTAACTCGTTTCGCTATTCACACCGTGAAATTGCGGTGTATCTTTCAATGGCTAGCCTTCGCAAATTACCGCATTGGATAGCTACGAAAGATCCAACCCTAGACTTGCTTCATGTACCAGATGAAGATGTAGTCCTAGAATCAATCTATGAAAGCAGACTACTTTATATCGAAGATCGTAAGTTACACTTTGTATATGAAGAAGCCCCAACGGAGATACATTAACAATGGCAATATCATTTAATCAGCAAAAAGGTTCAGCACAAAAAAGCAGCATCGAAACTTTCTCTTTCCGAGATGGCGACAATAAAATGCGTCTAGTAGGCGACATTCTAGCTCGCTATGTCTACTGGATTGAAGGTGAGAACGGCAAGAACATTCCACTCGAATGTCTTTCTTTTGACCGCAACACAGAGCGTTTCAACAATAAAGAAAAAGATTGGGTTCGTGAGTATTATCCCGACCTTAAATGTGGTTGGAGCTATGCAACACAGTGCATCGATCCTGCTGATGGTAAAGTAAAAGTAGTAAACCTTAAAAAGAAACTGTGGGAGCAAATCATTACTGCTGCAGAAGATTTGGGTGATCCTACTGACCAAGAGACTGGCTGGGATGTTTGTTTCAAGCGAGTCAAGACAGGCCCTCTGCCTTACAATGTAGAGTACCAACTACAAGTACTAAAGTGTAAGGCTCGACCACTAGAAGACGATGAGAAAGCTGCAATTGCAGACCTCAAGTCTATGGACGAAGTAATGGCTCGTCCAACTCCAGACGCTCAGAAAGAGCTACTTGATCGTCTACGTGCTCCTTCACAAGAGCAGATGGATGAAGGTCTAGAAGCAGAGTTTGATATTGGATGATTTTATTCACCGCAGATTGGCATATTAAACTAGGTCAGAAGAATGTACCTGTAGAATGGGCATTGAACAGATATAATTTATTCTTTGAACAAATCAGAGAAATAGAAAAAGAATGTTCAATGCACATCATAGGCGGAGACTTGTTTGACAGATTGCCAACTATGGAAGAATTGGAACTGTACTTTACGTTTATTCGTAAAGTACAAATTCCTACTATCATATATGACGGTAATCACGAAGCTACAAAGAAAAATAAAACCTTTTTTAGTCAGTTAAAACAAGTCACACGAGATATCAATCCATTAGTAACAATACTAGATATCTCTTATATAGATCAAGATTTAGGCTTTGGCATACTACCATACACTGAGCTACACAAGAAAGGAAGTATCGAGCATTTCGATAAGTCTAAACCTTTGTTTACTCATGTTCGCGGAGAGATTCCTCCTCATGTTAAGCCAGAGATCGATCTAGATGATCTTTCCGAGTTCCCAGTAGTATTTGCAGGCGACTTACACGCTCACTCAAATACTCAAAGAAATATAGTTTATCCTGGAAGTCCTATGACTACTTCTTTTCATAGAAGTAAAGTCTCAACGGGGTATCTACTAATTGACGAAAATTCTTGGAGCTGGATGTGGGAAGAGTTCAAACTTCCTCAGTTAATTCGTAAGACAGTAACCTCTACAGAAGAAATGTTACCTACAGAATACGACCATACAATCTATGAGATTGAGGGAGATATTCAAGAATTAGCTGGAATCAAAAACTCGGACTTACTCGATAAAAAAGTTGTAAAACGAAACAGCGAAGCTACTCTCATAATGGATAAAGATATGAGTATAGCGGAAGAACTTTCTGAGTACCTAACCTATATATTAGGAATAAACGAAGAAAAAATTGACAAAATACTAGGTACATTTAATGATTACTCTCAAAACTCTCAAGTGGAATAATTGTTTCAGTTATGGAGCAGATAACGAGATAAACTTAAATGATAGTACGCTTACTCAAATAATCGGAACAAACGGAATGGGCAAGTCGTCCATTCCGTTGATTATTGAAGAAGCTCTCTATAATAAAAACTCCAAAGGAATTAAAAAAGCAGATATCCCTAATCGTTATGTGAATAATGGTTATGATATCTATTTGTCGTTCGAAAAGGAGGATTCTTTATATGAAATTACTATTAACAGAAAGGTAAATATAAAGGTAAAACTAGAAGAAAATGGAGTAGATATATCGAGCCATACTGCTACGAATACCTACAAAACAATTCAAGAAATTCTAGGAATTGACTTTAAAACCTTCAGCCAATTAGTTTATCAAAATACAAACAGCAGTCTGCAATTTTTAACGGCTACAGATACAAATCGCAAGAAATTCTTGATAGATTTGTTACACTTAGAAGAATACGTTAAATTGTTTGAAGTGTTTAAAGATGCTTCTAAAGATACTGCTGTACAAGTTACAACTATAGAATCAAAAATAGCTACAATCGAAAACTGGCTTTCTGAAAATAAATTGAGCGATACATCCATACTTCCTCTGTTAGAAATTAAAATTGATACGGATGAAGATGAGAAAGAATTGCGTTCTCTTACATTAGAACTTCAAAATATTTCGGAAAAAAATAAGAAAATTTCAGAAAATAATAAATTTATAGAAATACTGAAAGGTATAGATATTGATGAAGCGAATAAGATATCGGCTACTGAGATTATTTCTTATGATTCTTTACAATCCGAGGCTGGCAGCCTCAAGGGAACTATAGCTAGTTCTAATGCTGTACTTAAAAAATTACAAGGATTGGCAGATAACTGCCCTACTTGTGAACAATCTATAGATGCAGAGTTTAAGCAAGACTTAATTAATGCTGAAACAGCAAGGGCGAAGGAGGCCGCAGAGAAACTAGAAAATGAAATTAATCCAGAAATTGAAAGAATTAAAGTCAACAATGCAGACTATGAGCGCAAAGCAAATATTCAAAGCAATTGGGAAAGGACTTTTAAATCTATTGACAGGAATCTTCAGACGACTCAAGTGGATAGGGAAGAGCTTGATAGAAGCATACTTGGAATTCAAAGCAGAATATCGGATGCAAAAAACAAGCTGGCAGATATCTCAGCTGAGAACGAAAGAAGAACCAAAAGAAACACCAGAATCCAAGTAATACAGGAACAAACCCAGGAGTTTATAGACCAGTTGTCGGCTGCAGAAAGTATTTTAGCAACGCAAATGGAGCTATATTCTAACCTGGAAATGCTAAAGAAAGCATTTAGTACTAACGGTCTTTTAGCTTATAAGATAGAAAACTTAGTAAAAGAGTTAGAAGAGTTAGTAAATTCCTACTTAGGAGAATTATCAGACGGTAGATTTACATTAGAGTTTGTAGTATCAAACGATAAATTAAATGTACAAGTAACTGATAATGGAAATATTATTGATATCTTAGCTTTGTCGAGCGGTGAGCTAGCAAGAGTTAATACTGCGACTCTTATAGCTATTCGCAAGTTAATGAGTAGTATATCGAAATCAAAACTCAATATACTATTCTTAGATGAAGTAACCAATGTACTCGACGACTCTGGAAGAGAAAAACTAGTAGAAGTATTACTAGGAGAGGAAGAGCTAAATACTTACGTAGTAAGTCATGGCTGGACTCACCCTCTGCTAGAGAAAATAGAGATTGCAAAGAAAGGCAGTATTAGCGTGTTAGAAAAATAATATGGTAGATAGTAGAGCGAAAGGAGCTCGCGGAGAGTATTTAGTAAGAGATATGCTTCGTGAGTACACAGGGCTTAAATTTGAGAGAGTACCCGCTTCGGGTGCTCTCGAATACTTAAAAGGAGATTTATATGTGCCCAACGAAAAAAACATATACTGTATAGAAGTAAAAAACTATTCAGAGTCTCCTTTAAATGATAAAATGTTTACGGCTGAAAAAACTAACAATCTAATTAGATGGTGGACAAAGGTAGTTTTACAAGCTGAAAACGGAAATCAAGAACCAATGCTATTCTTTAAATATAACAGGTCTAAGGTGTTTGTTGTAACACGAGTTAAACCGGAGAAATGCTTAAAATATTTCTTTATTTCTTGGTTAAATTGTTATATAATGGTAGCTGAAGATTGGTTAGAGCAAGAAGAAATAAATTTTTTGGGAACATACTAGATGGCATTTAATTTTTCGGAAAAAATAACAGGCTCAGGCAGAAACGCTACACTTATAGTAGATGCGTTAAACTTAGCATTTAGATGGAAACATCAAGGCAGAACAGACTTTTGTGATGACTATGTAAGAACAGTAGAGTCACTTGCCAAGTCTTATGATTGTAGTAATATAATTATTACTGCCGATAAAGGCTCTTCATCTTATCGCAAAGAAATTGCTGCGGACTATAAACAGAATCGAAAAGATAAGTATGCAGACCAAACTGAGGCAGAGAAACAGGCTTTCTTAGACTTCTTTGAAGAATATGAAAATACTTTAGAAGCTCTAGGAGACTTGTTTCCTGTTCTTCGTTATGACGGTGTAGAGGCTGACGATTTGGCTGCTCATTTAGTAAAAAATCGAGTTAGATATGGTCTTGGAGATATATGGCTAATTTCTAGTGACCGAGACTGGGACTTGTTGATAGATGAGAGAGTTGCTCGATTCTCCTATGTTACTCGAAAAGAAGTAACAATAGAGAACTGGGAAGAGCACTACGATGTAACTAGAGATGAGTATATTTCTTTAAAGTGTCTAACTGGAGATAAGGGTGATAATGTTGCAGGTATTCCTGGCATTGGTCCAAAACGTGCATTGGACTTAATTCGTGAGTATGGAGATGCAATGGATATTTACAACTCTTTACCTATAAATAGTAAGTATAAGCACATACAAGCGTTAAATGATAGCGGGGAGCAATTACTGACAAACTATCAATTAATGGACTTAATAACATATTGCGATGATGCAATAGGCTCTGACAATGTAGCAGACATACTTCGGAAGTTTGATTAATGAAAATAAATATTAACTATAGACGAGATAACTATCTTTCTGAATTTAGCATTAAAACGCTACAAGATAGATATTTGGTTGATGGAGAAATTTCTCCGCAAGATGCCTTTGCCCGTGCAGCAAAGACATTTGCAGATGATGAAGCACATGCACAAAGATTATATGACTATGCTAGTAAGCTATGGTTTATGTTTTCTACACCTATTTTGAGTAATGGAGGAACAAGTCGTGGACTACCTATTAGCTGCTTTCTTAATTACGTGGACGACAGTAGAACTGGTATTACTTCTCACTACACTGAGAATGCTTTCTTAAGTTCTGTAGGCGGTGGTATTGGAGGAAGCTGGGACGGGGTTCGGAGTGTAGGCTCGAAAACGAGCAATGGCTCCGAAAGTACGGGAGTGATACCCTTTCTCAAGGTAGTCGACGCAGAGATGCTAGCATTCTCTCAAGGAGTTACTCGTCGAGGTAGCTATGCTGCTTATCTTGACATGGGACATCCAGAGATTGAAGAGTTTCTTGACGTTCGCAAGCCCACTGGTGGCGATATTAACCGTAAGTCTATTAATCTACATCATGGTGTAGTAATTAGTGATAAATTTATGGAAATTATTGAAAATGCTACTCGAATTGAAGGATTTGACGACTCTTGGGACTTAATTGATCCAAACAGTAAGCGAGTTACTAAGACTGTATCTGCAAAGGCACTATGGGTAAAACTTATACAAAATCGTGTTGAAACAGGAGAGCCTTACATTATG